TTACTACTTTTGTCCGCCAGCCGTGATTTTCTTTAATATCAATTGAATCAGCTAAAGATAAAAAAAATTTTTCTACTCTATTTTTGGCCATTTTAATAACTCCTTGCAAAAAAATTATTAAAATTGCATATCTTGCAATTTTTACCTTGACAAGTATGAAAGATTATGTATCCTACGTTTTAAGGGCTTGAGAACATAGGAAACCAAAAATAAAACCATGAAAACATGTCTACTTTGTGGCCACGAAGAATCCGGCAAGACCAAGCCGGATCCCAGTGTTGATTTTATCTGCTCAAACTGCGTCCAGCGGCTCATTAAGATCCCCCACCACGAGATGATCCGAATGTATGTCGAGGCCGTGAAAGAGAACCACGACCGCAAGGCCTATATCTTAAAATCGTTTATACCCATTGCAATCCGCCGGAAGTGGCAAAACCATAGAAGGCATAAGAAAAACACGATTGTATCATAAGATACATGGAATGAAAAGTCAATTTCAAAATGTTTTAGCACTGCACCAGTTAAAGGCCCTGGGATATCCCCTGGTGAACATTCGCAGGTCATTCCATAAGCTGACCGGGATCGGGCAGCCCGAGCTGGCAAAACTATTGGGAGAATCCCGGCAGAATATAACGCTTCATATTTCCGGGGCACGCAGCAATCCGGTAGTCCAGGAAGGGATTGCCGAAATCTACCATGTACCTGCAGAGGAGTTTTTCGATGGTCCTCAAAAAGATAACCCCAACTGAACATGCCATATACCGACTGAGTGAGTTTAGAAAAGATCTGGATCTCACGATAACAGAGTTGCGTGCCCTTTTACCGCGGGAAAGATCCCCAAAGCCAAAAGGCTACATTACCGATCCTGTAACAGGGCAAAAGATTTATTACAAACCACGAAAAAATTAATAGAGGAGAAGAATCATGAAATTAATGAAAGCGATGGTGTGTTTAGAATGTGATGAGGTGTTTGATTCAGATTTCGATGATCTGGATATCAAGGAAACGCTTAAAAAAGACGTCGAAGAATTATTCAAAAAAGCACGACGGTGTAGGAAATGCGGAAGCAGAGAGACAGCATTTCTTAAAGGTCTTCTAATCCCGGAATTAGAGAGGGCGGAACATGATCTTGAGCTTATCAAAACTATTATCGATTCTCGATGGCGCAAACTGACTGCTCTTCATACAGCTATGAGACGGGCGGAGTATCAGAGAGAAAATAAATAGAAAAAAAATAAAAGCCACGATCCGGTTGAAACCCATGCCTGTCATGCGAGCCATTGGAGGTTTGAAACCTAAAGGGGAAATGCGAGCCAGGTTGGAAATGAAACCTAGGTGAAGATTGCGAACCTAAAAACAGGGGGAAAATTTATGAAAGCATTTGAAGTGCCGGAAATCGTTATTAACAGGCTAAAGTACCTTGCGAGAAATTATGATGGGATAACTCATCTTCTAGTTTCAAGTAAGAATAGACTGCAATCGATTAATCCAGATTCAAAGACAGATTTTGATGATACATGCCAGGAATTAGACCGGATCAAAAATAAACATACTCGAATGCTCGAAAAGGAGCTCGAATATTGGGACGTATGGTTGAAATGGTTAGTCAATGTCCCAGGCATCGGCCCCTGGATAGGAGCGGAGCTCATTTTAGCATTATTTTATCGGTTCCCGGCCGTGTGCAAAAAATGCGGCACTCTCCTTGAAAAGAAAGATAAAAGTTTTTGGTGCTCACACTGCAAGAAAAGCGTGAAAGGTGATGGCATTCTCAATTACAAACTTGAATTTAAACATTTTCCAAATGTCTCTTCCTGGTGGAAATATATGGGCCGTCCTGTGGAAGATGGGAAAATGCCAAAACGACAAAAAGGGGTGCAATCGGATTGGTCGACAAAACGCCGGACCCTTGGATTCCATATTTACGAATCATTTATCAAACAGAATAGCGGACATAAATACCGGCAGATCTATGATGAGCGAAAAGCATATAGACAAGAGACGCACCCAGGCGAGAAGAAGGGCTATTGGCACAATATGGCAGGCAACGAAACGACAAAGCTTTTTCTTGCTCATTATATCACTGTGGCATACGAGATCGAGGGTATACCGTTTTCTCAGCCGTATGCAAATACCATCATGGGCCACACCGGATATGTGAAACCGTTTTATTGCGAGCCATCCGAATAATGAACCCTAAAAAATTTTTGCGAGCCAGAGTGTCTATGAAACCTATTCATTGATTGCGAGTCAATAGTATAATGAAATCTACATGTGGCGTGCGAGCTACAGATCTCATGAAACCTACTATATCTTTGCGAGCCAAAGGATTTTTGAAACCTATTGATGAGATGCGAGCCAAAAATGCCATGAAACCTATCAGCCTCTTGCGTCATTAATTTTAAACCATAAGGAGATATCATGAAAAAAAAAGAGATAAAAGAATCATTAAAAAAACTAATAGAAGGAAAGACGATCCAGCAAATTGAGTCAGAGATTGAAGGCCATATCAAAAATGAGAAAGAAGAAAATAAACAAAAGATTCAAAAGCTTTATGCCCTACAGACTACACGCCGCTATCAAGAAAACCCTTTCTTCAAAAAAAGCCCATTCGAGACATATCTCTATGTGCGATGGTGGATAAGGCCAAATACCTTTGATTATTTATGCAAGGCCTATTTTAACTTTCCTGATTTTTCTATGAAATACAGCCCTATTCTCATCGAAAAAATTATAAGCCAATGCACACCTTTGAAAGCTCCTGATGTTATCAGGGAAATAAACAACCTTGAAAAAAAACGGAAAAGACTTCTTACAAGAGACGACATTGAAAATGTGATTGCAAAATATCGAAAACCAAAAAAAGCAAGCGTAATACCCCTCCCGGATTGGAGAGAAAAAGCCGAGAGATTGGAAAAAGAGGTCCGCTATTGGAAAACAGAGGCTAAAAAGTGGAAAGCACTTTATGAAAAGATAAAAAGGACGCTCAAAGAAAAACCAGAGCTGTTTCAATCTTCAACTGAGGAGGATAACGATGGGCAAAAGAGCGGGGAGAAAATTCACCAGGCTGGTTAAGAAGGCTAAAAAGGAGGCTGCCATTAGCAGCGTCATTCACACGGGCCTGGAAGGCGGCGAGACGTTTCGGAATATCGCCGATCAGGTCGGCATGGATTTCCACATCGGTAAAGATCGGGCGCTCGGCATGGTGATGAAGGAATACCGGGTAAATTTGCAAAGACCATGAAGCTGAAAAAAGCTAAAAACCCAAAGAGACAGGTCCAGCCCTGGTGCCCTTTCTGCAAGAAAAATGATCAGACACACCATGACGAATACACCACGTGGCATTGCGTGAGATGCAAAAAGGACTTCACTGCCCGTTATTTCATGGATGGCGACAGGTATTTATGATGAGCAGTTTTCACCCGTATGCAGGCAGGCGCAAGGATTCGTTTGATTTGTATCAGAAAGAGCAGGAACAGACCCTTCGCCGATGGTTGACAGATGAAGGCTATGAGGCACTTCAAAGAATGTGTGAGGAACGATGCCGGAAACAAATGGAAAAGAAGATTACAAAGTCTATCGTGCCGCCCAACATGAGATAGGCCATTTCAATACCCGGGCCTGGCTGGCATTGAGCCGGCTTATGGGAGAGCATTATCCATGGAATGAAACGGATAGAATAGATCTATTCATGAAAGTGAAGAGAGGAGGATCTAATGAAAGGATTATCGGTTGTGACAAAGACAAGCCTCCAGGCGCTCATTGATAGAATGAGCGAAGGAGAGCTCCAGGAGGCAAAAGCGATCGTAGAAAAAAAACTGGAGGCAGTAAAAGACATACGGCGTCGAAATGCGTCGCTTGACAGGGATGTTCGCAGAATCAATGCTTGGTAAGGCCATGCAAATAAATGTGGACAACTGGAGAAAAATAAATGGCTAACAAGAACATTAAGTGGAGCGCACAGTGGTAAGAAAACATGAAAGCACTTAGCGTAAAACAACCCTGGGCATGGGCAATTTTTCACGGAAAGCCTGTTGAAAATCGAACATGGTACTCTAATTACCGGGGGCCTCTTTGGATACATGCAGGTTATATTTTTGATTATGAAGGTTATCAATGGATTCTTGACAATCAAGATAAACTTGGAATAAGGATACCCGATCGTCCTGATTTATTTCCTCTGGGAGCCATTGTTGGCAGAGTGAATATGATTGAATGCGTAAAAAAGCATGATAGCCTTTGATTCTTTGGTCCATATGCATTTGTATTTGAAGATCCTGTTATATTAGGTGAACCAATTCCATATAAAGGACAGCACCGGATCTTTGACTTTAAAGTACTCATTTTAAATGCTCATTCCAGGAGCCTATTTCAACCGAAATGAAATGCGCAGATGTATATAATCTCTTTTTTAATCCCGGTGAGGTGACCGAGATCCGGGCCTATGGCCTGTCAAAGAGCAATAAGGCGTGGCAGGGCTGGGCGGGCGGCGCCGGCATTGTGTATGGCTATTTTGACAGTGCCGCGGCATTTGGCCAGGCTGCGGAGTCCCTGGAGGCCCTCAAAGCCCCGGGGATTTATTTTACCTTGAATCCCGTGATCCCCGATCTGCTGGCCAGGGCTACAAACAGGCTCAAGGCCGCCGATGTAAAATCTGTGAGCACCGCGGACCCTGATATTTTATGCATACGATGGCTGCCGATCGATCTGGATCCGGTCCGTCCCACCGGGATCTCATCAACAAATGAAGAGCTGGAGGCCGCGAAGAAGGTAGGCAAAAAAATCGCCGCCTGGCTCAAAAAGGAATTTACTATTGCGCCCGGGATACCTGCATATTCTGGGAATGGAATTCATCTTGTCTATCGGCTCGATGATCTGCCAAATACAGAAGAAACAGGAGCATATCTCAAAGATGTCCTGAGAGCTATCGAGTATAAATTTCGAAATAAAAAAGTCGATATCGATCTGAAGGTATTTAATCCGTCCAGGATCTGGAAGCTTTACGGGACCACTCCCCGAAAAGGCGATCATACTCAGGCACGGCCGCATAGAAAAAGTTATATACCTTCAGAGTTTCTGGATCCAAAAAAGTGAAAAAACTTGCAGATATTCCAATCAATGATCTTGAAACTCTCAAGAAAATCGCTGCATTAGCACCGAAAGAAGATGAAACCAAGGATACTCCCGGTAAGGCCCGTGGTAAGAAAAAGGATTCTCGAGGATCCTCGCAATCCGATTTAGGCCCTCTGGACCTTGAAAAGTATCTTTCCCACTATTCCATTACATATACCGCGAAAAAGCAAGCTGATAAGACGATTTACCGGCTCAAGAGCTGTCTATTTGATCCGTCGCATAAAAAGAACGAGGCCTCGATTGTGCAAGATAAAAGCGGCCTTGTTACCTACCAATGTTTTCATAATCATTGTAACCACACCTGGGCGGATGCCCGGAAGATAATCTCCAGCGAGGAGTCCCTTGCACCCTTTTGTGAGGGATACGATCCTTCCTGGCAGCCCTCAAAAAAAAAATCCTTACTCCACCCTGAAAAACCATTTCTTTCTGTCAACGAGAAAGGCCGAGTCGGATTTAATCCACAGTTAATGGCCGATTTCCTTGACAAGAAATTAGCTCCCCTTGTGTATGATTTGAAAGAGAAGGATTTTTTTCGATATGATAAAGCCGGCGTATGGCTGGTGATGCCGGAGATGGGGATAAAACAGACAACACAGAAAGAATTGGGTATTCATGCGAAACCACGGTGGATTCAGGATGCGCTCGATCTACTCAAAAGCCAGGCCTACCGGCCGGAGGATCAGATCGAGTATGATCCTATGTGGCTGAATCTACAGAACGGGATGCTGAATCTTGAGACAATGGAGCTGGTCCCTCATTCTCCCGTTTTTAATTCCAGGGCTCAATTATCCGTGCGCTATGATGAAAAAGCAAAGTGTACCCTGTGGATGGAGACCTTGGCAGAGATTTTCGAGGATGATATGCTCAAACCCGATGTCGTCCAGGAGTTTTTTGGATATTGCCTCTACCCAAAGATAATCTTTCCGGCAGCATTGTTTCAGGTTGGCCAGGGGAGTAATGGCAAATACGTGGTGGAACGTGTTTTGTGTGAAATGCTGGGCAGGAAAAATGTTTCGCATATATCGTTAAATCGAATGCAAAAGGATTTTGGACCGGTAGAGATTAAGGACAAATTGCTGAATTCATGCGGAGAGACAGAGACCGGAAGACTTGATGTAACAAACTTCAAAAAAATCGCAACCGGCGATGAGATCCAGGCAGAGGTCAAGTATAAAGGAGATGTGAAATTTATCCCGATTGCCAAGCACATGGTATCAATGAATGCCTTTCCCGGTGTGAAAGAAAAGACCGATGCCTTCTTCCGGCGGATCATTGTACTTGAATATAAACAGAAATTTGAGGGAGAGAACAGGGATGTCCGCCGCGGGGATAAACTTGTAAAGGAGTTAAACGGGATATTCGCCTGGTCCCTGGAGGGCTTAAAGAGAGTGCTTAAAAATGACGAGATCCTGGTCCCGGAATCCGTGGTCCAGGCGAAAAAACGGTTCAGGGCCAGGGTAAACCCTGTGTTGATGTTTGTTGATGAGATGTGTGTCATGTTTCCTGGATCCAGGGTATTACCGAATGAATTGTATAGGACATATCAAAAGTGGTGTGAGGATGGAAAGATGACGCCTTTGGGAAAGAATAATTTTTATGAACAGATCTTTTTAAATTATCCGGAGGTGGTCAAAAAAAGGGATGGGACACAAGATAAATTTTTTGGCATCGGCCTGGCAGATGATTAATTTTTTTTTTGCTTTTATCGCTCTGGCACGAGAGCCCTTTTATCCCATTACATGGTTTATGCACACCGATTACATGTCTTTACAGGTCTTTTACATGGGTTTGTAAAATGCTAACAGGTTGATATTATTAATAAAACTGGCTATTTTACATGGTTTACATGGTTTTGGGTACATAAACTCTTATATATATATGACACGTGTGTACATGCACGGGTTATATATATATCTACTTTATTTTTTACTTTTTCGTAACAAAGAGTAAAAAGGGGGGGTAATACCATGAAGGTATTGAAATCATTAGAAAAAAGGGCATTAAAACATGTTGTAAACCATGTAATTATTCGTAAAAACCATGTAAGTTTCGTCGAAAAAGGGGGATTTTTAACCTGATTGATTCGATTTATACCATCTAATCTGAGAGAGAGCGAAGATAAAAACAGGATTCAACCCGAATGAAGAACAGGCAACCGACGGTCAAAATCCTGGATAAAAGGGGAAGAAGGGCGATTTTACAGGGCATGGTGAGGGGTATTTTCTTTATATAATGACCAATATCGGCTCTTTTTCGCGATTATCTCGATATTGAGGTTTGAAAAAATCAATAAAATGACGATTAGAGGAAATTATGGGTGATTATAAGCAATCTGAGCGAAAAAATGGTTTTTCACAAACAAAGCGAATGACGTGGTTTTTTAAGAATTGGATTAAACAATTACTGTTAAAAACGCTGAAATTCATACCAGGTTTGATTTCCGGGAGTCTGATAAAAGCCTATTATGTAAACGAAATGGCCCTTTTCTGGTGCTGGTTAGAGGCGATTAGAGGCAGTTTTGAGGATGTATAAAAAATAGATCCTAAGCCATGAATGATGTAAAGATCAAGATAATTATCGGCCGTGAAAATCTCTGCAAGATCCTCGGGAGAGACGGGATCCCTATCAGTAAAACTACGTTTTATAAATTGGTCAGTGCAGGCCTGCCGGTAAAGAAAGAAGGAAATACCTGGATTGGCAACGAGGATGCGATCAACGATTGGTCATATAAGCTTGTAATGAAGAAAGATAAGTAAACCACATGAAAAAAAGTGCAACATTCTCACCTTGCAGAAAATACCGCTACACCCTTTGGCGTTATTGGGGTGGCCTGTTTGTGTCGGGATATGCTATGTTTATCGGCCTTAATCCAAGTACGGCGGACGAAACGAATGATGACAATACTGTACGCCGTTGTATTAAATATGCTCAAAACTGGGGATACGCGGGGCTTTGTATGACGAATCTCTTTGCATTTAGAGCCAGATCACCAAAGGTTATGAAAGTCGCTGAAGATCCGGTTGGCCCTGATAATGACCGGGCTCTCCTTGATATGGCTAAATGTGCCGGTGTGATTGTAGCAGCATGGGGAATTCATGGAATGCATTTAAATAGAGATAAAGAAGTACGAAAGATCCTTCCACACCTTCACTATTTGCGGCTCACAAAAGAGGGATTTCCCGGCCATCCGCTTTTTTTACCGAAGGAATTGAAACCGGTTCAGTGGGAGGCATAGCCCGTCAATCCAGCCGACCTTGTAAACCACCTTATGTTGTGGACCCAGGGAGCTCGGGAACCACAATTTATCTTAAAGGAGAAAATAATGATTGACATAGTTTTAATCGAAAAGATAGTCAACTTTCAAAAAATAACTGGAAAAAATGCTTCAGCGATATATTTAGGCCGTAATGAAGTTTTAAGACTAAAAGAATGGGCTTCTTTTGCCTATCAACAGACATTTAAAATGTCACACAGTCCAGAGTTTTATGGCATCAAGGTCTATGAAATGACTGTCCCTATGTGATTTTTTACAGTCACTGAAGTGACTGTAAAAAATCACATAGGGATTGGGTAACCAGCGGTAAACTTGACCGCAAAACATCCTGATTAATCTTGATATCAATCCTTAACACCCTTCCACCATTGTCAAGTCCTTTATTGTCCCCGTAGAGGAATGTCCCTTATTGTCCCCGTAGAGGAATGTCCGTTTTTAAATTCTCTTTTCTTTCCATGATATAAAAATCAGAAATAATCCAAGATTTACCAGGCGTGGGCTTAGGTCATGCCCTGGTCAAGGGCACGGAGGCCTGGAGGCGCTTCCTGGGCCTTGCGAGATCCTGAGCAGCCGCCATCATACTAAACCCAGCCGTCCGGAGGGCGCCCGAAGGCGGTATAACACAATTGTGTAATTGATGATTGACCGATATCGGATGCATATCGACGGTTTCGTATGCGAAGCCAGGAGCCTGGGGGAGTGCGCTGAGTTTGTGACGCTCCTTGTCAACACCCTAAAGGTACGAGAGGTAATGCGCCAACAGATTGAGATCTCCGACAATATTCCTGGCGCCGAGACCGGAATCAGCCTGCAGGTCATGTTTTTGGAATCGAGCCTATCACTCCACACATGGCCAGGCCATGAACAGGCCTCCCTGGATATCTTCTCCTGTAAAGCTTTCGGAAGAAATATGTTTGAAAATGCATTTATACGTTTCTTTAAACCTTCTGGAATTGAGATCGGATAAACAATGTCTGCAGTAAGTAAAATCGAGAAATATAATCTTCAGGACCGTACGCTCGCCCTGGCCGCTGAAGGCAAGTCCACCGATGCAATCGCAAAAATACTGACCGAGGAGCTGAAGGGAAAAGACGGCATAAGCCAGACCAGCGTTGCAGCATGGCTCAAGAAGATCCGCCAGGAGCGCAGCGAGGAAACCCGGCACGTGGTCCGGGAATACATAAAGATCACGGTCCCGAAAGACATGGAGGCCCTGAACGAGATCGAGGCCTGGCTTCTGGATATATTTCGAAATCAGAAATCCGTAAAGGATCCTGAAACAGGAAAGGTTACCTGTAGCGATCTACCTACAAAAGACATCCATGATCTTCCCACCAGATCGGCGGCAGGAATGAAGGCGGTGAAGATCATTGAGACAAAGCTTCGATTCGCCGGCTTGTTAGAAAACCCGGACATCCCAGGATCCGGTTTTGATCCTGTTGACCTGGAAGGGTTTCGAAAGGACGTGCAAAAGGATATGGCAAAACTAAAAAAAGAGGGCGCCGATGGTTGAATTTACCCCGATATCAGACGCCCCGTACAAATATGATTACCAGGATATCTTCCGTACCATAGCTGCCGGTAAGATCAATGCCCTTGCAACGTACCGGGAATTATGCCTGAAAGATCTCTTTTTCGTGCTCTATTTTGGCCTTGAGCGTATCGATGTTAATAAGCCATTTATTATTCAATGCATCCGGGATGTTGAAGAGAATTGCGTTGACACCCTGGATCTCTGGGCCAGGGAACATTACAAGAGCACCATCCTCACCTATGGCCTTCCGATTCAGGAGTTGGCCCGTAACCCGGAGGAGCGAATCGGGATCTTCTCACATACCAGGCCCATTGCAAAGGGGTTTCTTCGCCAGATCAAGGTAACCCTTGAAGGACAGGCCCCGATCAAAAAATGGTTTAAGGATGTGTTTTTCGTGCATCCGAAACAGCAGGCCCCGAAATGGTCCGAAGATGACGGCATTATGGTCAAACGGAAAAGCACTCCAAAAGAATCAAGCATCGAGGCCTGGGGTATCGTTGACGGCCAGCCCACATCAAAGCATTTCACGATCCGGATCTATGATGATGTAGTCACCGAGACAAGCGTTACCACACCTGAGCAGATAACGAAGGTCTTGCGGCAATATGAGCTCTCGCAATCCCTGGGTACCGACGGCGGATCTAAGCGCCTCAACGGGACCCATTACCATTTTGCGGACCTCTATGCACATCTAAGAAAAAAAGGCACCTATCATTCCCGGATCAAGCCGGCGACTGATGATGGCACAGCCACCGGCAATCCTGTCTTTCTTTCACAGGGAAGACTTGACGAGCTCAGAAAAGAGCAGGGCCAGTATATCTTCTCATGCCAGCAGCTGCTCAAGCCCATCGCATCCGAAGATCAAAAATTCAAGCTCGAATGGCTCGCCTATTACGATGTCTTGCCATTGCGGCGCCATAAATACCTCCTGGTGGATCCTGCCAATGAAAAGTCGAAAAAATCGGATTACACGGTAATGGGCGTTATCAGTATTGATGCAAACTGGAATATGTTCCTGGATGATCTTCTCCGTGATCGTTTAAATCTCGGCGAACGATGGCAGGCCTTACGTGATATGCGGGAACGAAACAAGCCTATTAAGAAAGTGGGCTATGAAAAATACGGCAAGGATGCGGATATTACGTACATGCAAGAAAAACAGGGGGAGGAGGGTAATTATTTCAAGATCACCCCGCTGGGCGGATCAATGGGTAAATTTGATCGAATTCAGCGCCTGGAACCGAGGTACGAGAACGGCCAGTTCTATCTACCTCATCGCCTCATATATAACGGCCAGGACATGATCAAGCTGTTCATCGATGAGGAATACAGTTTTTTCCCCTTCTGTGTGCACGATGACATCCTTGATATGATGGCCCGGATTGACGACATCGGCATATCAGCACCAATCGCTGCCGACATTCCGGATAATTATGATGAAAAAAACAACGAGTATGATCCCTTTGAATCCATGAGGAGCGCACGCGCATGATCTCTTTTGGGCCTGTAGAACTCGTACCGACGGAAGAAAAACATTTAGTTGCGCTGTGGAAAATCCTGAGCGAATGGCCACGATTTTGGGAAGACCGGGGGAAAGTAACCGATTATTGGGAATTCCATGATTGGTTTTACGAGAAGATCAAGAATTCGCTTACCGGGCTTGACAACGGGGAGGTCGTAGGATTCGGATTTCTGGATCAGATCTATCCCGGATATTATGCCACGATCGGAATCGTCAAAAAGAAGGGATATTTGAATCCGAAGATGATCGCCGCTATTGCAAAAGATGGATTGCACCCCCTTTTTGAGAAGCACGATCTTGAAAAGATTGTTGGAATTGTCCGCGAGGATCACAAGGCCTCGATCAGATTGCTCAAGAAGGTAGGCTTCAAGATAACCGGAAGGCTTAGGCACCATGCCAAGATCAACGGCGAATGGAAAGACTACATCTGGTCAGAGATTTTAAGGGAGGAACTTTAGATGTCAATGTTTAAAACCGATATTCCGACTCCGGCTCCGCCGCCAACGGACCCACGGCTAGAGGAGCTGGAAGAGGCCGAAAAACAACGTCTGGCAAAAATCAGGAGAGGACAGACAGGCAGGGCAGGGACTATTTTGACAAGTGCTCTTGGAATAACAAGCGAACCAACATTGGCCAAAAAGACTTTGCTGGGAGAATAAATAAAATGCCTGGGTGGAGAGATAAAAGACAGCCACGAACCAAGGTCAAGGTCGATATCGCCGCGGAAAACACCTTTAGCGATTGGATTTTTATCCGGGGCGGATTCAATTTCTCGCTGTCCGGGACATGGAGCGCAACCGTTCATATCCAGAGGTCTTTTGACGAGGGAATTACGCCTTTGGATGTGGAAGCCTTCACTGCCAACATAGAAAAAATCGGCGAAGAGCCCGAAGGGGCCTGGTATCGTTTTGGCGTAAAAAGCGGCAACTATACATCCGGTCCGGTCACCGGAAGAATAAGTCAATAGAGGAGATATTATGGAGTTCATCGTCGTAGGTCTTGTAATCGTTTGCATGATCTATTGGAAGCTGGCAAGAGATCTCCGAGAAGCAGCTTTCAAGGAGAGGGCGTTCAGAAATAAGTCCGAGAACGAAAGGCTAATCAAGGTAGCCAAATGGTTACTGTGGTAAGGGGGAAATATCATGGCAGATATCATCTATAACCGGTTCAAAGCTAATTTGCTGAAAAAATTGTGCGATTTAGGCGCTGCTGGGGACACCATTAAGGTCCAGCTTCATACAAATGCCTACACGCCGGACAAGGACCATAACGTAAAAGGTGACCTTACTAATGAAGTACCCAATGGGAACGGTTATACTACCGGTGGGGCCACGCTTGCGAATCAGGCAGTCAGTCAGGACGATACGGATGATGAGGGCGTGTTTGATGGTGACGATGTTACCTGGGCCGATTCAACCATCACCGCCCGGTATGCCGTTCTGATTGACGACACTTTGGCGGGGGATGATCTTATCTGCTGTTTCGATTTCGAGGCAGACAAGAGTTCCAGCAACGGGGACTTCAAGATCCAGTGGAATGCCGAGGGGATTATAAACCTAACATAAATAATCCTACAGTAGATGAACGAAAAAAAGGAGGAATCATGTCATGAGAAAAAAACTATTTTCATTAATCGCAGCCTTATGTTTCATCATTTTCTTGCTGCCTGCAGTGGTCGTCGCCGATCCGCATCTCACATGTGATCCACAAATAAGTGTAAAAGTATATAAAATTACAGGGGATATAAATGAAACTGTTACACCACTAAATTTAGGTGATGGAACAGTGAAGCTATGGTTTGAACTTGGGGATCTGCCTCCTGGCGATTACAACATTCAAGTATCGGCGGTATATGATTTATGGGGCGAGAGTGTGGCTATCCCTTTCTTCTTTGCAAAACCAACCTTGGCTGTGCCAAAGGTTATTCGTATCGAATAATATGAAATCTCCTGTAATTGTAGCAGGCATTCCAAGAAGCGGGACAAGTGCCATAGCAAGGATACTGCACATTAAGTGTGGCGTGAATATGGGTAATGATCTTCTTGACGAGTATCCTTTAAGCAATGAAAGCAAGAAAAAATTAGGTAACTGGAGAGAGAAACTTAATCCTGAAGGCTTTTACGAGAGCATGGAGCTATTTGTACTAAGTACCAATGTTAGGAATGGCAGATATCCCTTTGATATAGCTTTGCTAAAACTTCAAAGTTATTTCAAAAGGAGAATGGAAGAAGGTTCTGCATTATGGGGATTTAAAGACCCTCGACTATGCTCTCCGCCCGTTTTTTCTTTGCTGCTGAGTTGGTTTGATCGGGCTTATATAATTTTTACGTATAGGAATAATGAGAAAACTTTGTCCAGTATGACTACGAAGCTGGGATACAGTGAAGCAAAAGCAAAGGCATTTTGTAAGCAAAAAGACTACATTAAAATGGTTTTAAAAGATAAGCCTCATGTAGAGATTGATATGTCGGAAAAGCTATCTGATGATGAGATTATAGAGAAGATATGGAACTGATACACCACAAATGGACTAAGAATGGCAGGGAGTTTCTTGTCAAAGATTCTGACAAGAAGGTCTACAAGTCTAACATTGGTCAATATAATGTAGACTGTGGGAATGGTGAGTATGCTCCATATCTTTGGGATGCAAATTCCAAGACCATAACCTTTAGAGACAGCAAAATTAAATTTACCACTACTGGACTGGAGTTCTATAAAGACGACAAACTTCTAACTTCTGGCAGTTTTTATCCAGAGGTAAAACGGGGGATTTTATGGAATAGACCTACTCCTGCTGTGAGTAACTTCCAGGTGAGGGAAATTACTGGGGAAGATGCAACTGATAGGATAGAGATATCTTATGCTGTATCCACAGAGGATCAAAAGGGGACGGTAAGAGTCAGAGTTGGCGGGCATGGTAGAGCTTTATTTTCTTTCGATGTTGAATCAAAAGCTACAAAGACTACTACTCAGAGGCTGTGTTTTGAATTTGATACTCTTGAAAAAGGGGAGTTGTTATATCCACATTTTGCGAAAAAGCAAGCCACAAAAGCTCGATCTTTGATGTTTGATTCCTTCTTCTTCTCTTGGAATAAAGGAGAGGAGGACGACCATAAGTATGAGGAGGTTGGAGGTGGAAAGCATGAATTAGGTCTTTTAGAAAAACAGTATGCAGCAAAGGAAATTGGAAAACTCTCTCCTACGACCTGGGGGCCAACTGCTACAGCAGATGATTGTTTTGTCTGGGGAGGCACTTTTTACGATCAGTATGGTAATACTTTGTATACTGGTTATTACTGGTCTGCTATAGCAGAAGCTGGATGGGAATGGGAAGGAGTTACCGCATCAGGTACAGCGGAAAATGGTTGTAAGATTAGTGTAAATGTGAATTTTAAGAGTACTCACAGTGGGCAATTATTAAAAGCTGTTGATAAGGATACAATATCATGGGCGTCTGGTGGAGACAGGCCTGATACAATAGCTACTCTTGCTAATTCTGTCAGTTGGACGATTGATGCAACTGGATGGGTAGATTCACCGGAGATCAAAACTTTATGTCAGGATATAATTAATGCTGGGCACACTGATTGGGGTTTTGTACTCCTCGACGACTCTACATCTGGGTATGTCAAAATATGGGCACAGGAAACTGCGGATGCTGCTACATTAACAGTTGTTTATACAACAGGCGGCGGCGGAGTAACCGTAACCCCGGGAGTTATCAATCTTGCCTCTGTAGCTCAGGGAGAAACAATAAAAGCTGGAGCTGAAATAACCCCACAGGCATTGAATTTGGCGTCAAGCTGTCCGGAAGAGACGATAAAAGCAGGTGCTACTATAACGCCTGATGTATTGAATTTAATATCGAGCATTGAGGCAGAGACAATAAAATGCGGGGTCACGATCACGCCCGGAATTCAGTCGGTCTTGGCGCAGATCCAGGAAGGAACGATCAAAGTAGGAGTTACAATATCTCCCGGCGTTATTAATCTGGTGGCTGCTACGCAGGATGAAATAGTTGCACTCCCAGGGGGCGTTACCATAAGCCCGAATGCTATCGTGCTCATTCCGCAGACGCAAAACCTGGTCATCCTGACACAAAGCGAAATAAAGCTCTTGCGAAACATATTGGCCAATATCCTGACGGATATTTTAAAGAACTGAGGAATAGAAAATGTCCGAAGCGATCAAGGCTCTCTATAGAAGGGCCGGATTCAAGTCCCCGAAAGGCAAGGGAATCCACACAAAGAAATTTCACGAGATGGTCGTTTCCTTGCTCAAGAAGAAACGAAGTGCAGGCAGCAAGGCTAAAAAGAAAATCAAAAACGTCTGGGCGGTCGCAATGTCCATTCTCGGAAAGGAAAGAGCCGTTAAAAAAGCTCACAGGACTTAATTATGGCTGAATTAGCAGATCTGCTCATAAAGCGCCAATCTCAACTGGAAGAGCTAAGAAATCCGTGGGAGAGACTATGGCAGGATATCGCCGATTATGTCGTACCGATTCGTGCAAATATCAAAAGTGAATCCAAAGGCACAAACCGGGCGACTAAAATTTATGATGGCTCTCCGCTGGCCGCCCTCGAACTTTTTGCCGACGGTCTCCATGGGTATCTTGTGTCTCCTTCGATTCAGTGGTTCAGGCTGAAGATGGCCGATCCCCGTTTGAATGCGATACCGGAAGTCAAGGAATGGCTGCAGGAAACGGAAAAAACGCTCTATTCTGCGTTCCAGAGATCGAATTTCTACACCACCATGGGGGAATTTTTCATCGATGCCGGTTCGATTGGAACCGCTACAATTTATTCCGAGGAGTGTTGGCCGGAGAATACGACCGTCAGCAAGATTCTTTTCCACACAAGGCATTGTTCGGAGATCTGCATAGCGGAAAACGAGCAAGGGGTAGTCGATACGGTCTACCGGAAATACAAGATCCAGGCGCGGCAAGCGGCAAAGAAATTTGGAAAGGAGAATTTGAGCCATTCATTACAAAATGCACTTGAAAAAAATCCCTTTACCGAATTCGAGTTCATCCATGCGCTATTCCCAAGGGAGGAACGGGAACAGGGCAAGCTCAATGCGAAAAACAAACCCTTTGCCTCCTATTGGCTGCAGCTTGAAGGGAAGAAAATGGTCCTCGAGAGCGGCTACGACAGCAATCCCTTTTCCGTGTGGAGGTACAGAAAGGCCAGTAACGAAGTCTACGGGCGCTCACCGGCGAGCACGGCATTGTCGGATATTATTGGATTGAACCTGATCTCAAAGACGCTGCTCAAGGCAGCGGAATTGAGTGTGGAGCCTTCCTATAATGTACCTTCCGAATTGATCGGCAAGGTGAGAATTCTGCCCCGGGGCATGAACTATTACGAGGATGAGAAACGGATCATTTCCCCGGTCCTGAGCGGTATCCATTTCCCGGCGGGGATTGACCGCGAGGACAAGAAAAGGGAGATCATACAGGATCATTTCAAGGTCGATTTCTTCCTTATGCTCTCCCGTGCCGAAAGGCAGATGACCGCAACGGAGATTATCGAGAGACAAGGAGAAAAGGCCGCCGTGCTCGGGACCGCGATCGGTCGCTTGAATTATGAATGCCTGGACCCGACCATTGATAGAGTCTTTGATATCGAATACAACGCCGGGAGAATTGATGATCCCCCGGATATTCTGCTCGAACAATCCGGGGCAAGGATCGATGTTGATTACATGGGACCGTTGGCCCAGGCGCAAAAAAGGCTTTTCCAGACCCAGGGTATAACCAGGAGCCTTGAGGGACTGATACCCATTTTAAAGATCAATCCCGACACAGCCGATATCGTAGACTGGGACGATACCGCACGGCAGATCCTGGAAAGCTACGGGATGCCGCAAAAAACGATACGGAGCATGGACGAGGTTTTGGGAATCAGGGAGGCCAGGGCGCAATTCCAGAAACAACAGCTAACCATGGAAACTATGGAACGCATAATTCAGCAAAGTAAGACCGTGGCCGAAGCGGACAATTTAAGCGGCGGCAAGTTATCCGATGCAATTAAGAATTTGCCTGAAAATGTTTAAATGGACCGACAAAAAATCTGAACAATCGATCAGAGAGGAATATAGGCGAACCTTTAATAGTGGTGCCGGCAGAAAAGTCCTGGCGCACATGCTCACGGAACTCCATTTTTTCGACGAGATCTTGGACAACGAAGAAGAAAGGGTTTTGGCCAATTATGCCAGAAAATTGCTCAATCGCCTCGGGATCTGGAATGACCTGAATATTGATGAGCTTATAGGTGCATTTATGCAGATAGCCCCCAAAGAGGAGCAAGGACAAAGTATCATAAAAATGGAGGAGGAATGACATGGCAACCAAGACAGGAACACTCAAGAAGGCAGGCAGCGGGAAATATCCCCGCAAAAAAATCTTCAGAATGGATAAATACGATATATGGGAGATCGTGCCGGACAACGGGCAGGATATCGCCGGACTTCTCCTTGTAGACAGGGATACAACGCTGACTCTGGTCAGTGAAACATCCACGATCACGATAAGCGAATCATAAATTTTTAAAAAATAGGGGCTTAACCAAGGCCAGGCCAGGCCAAGGTTAGCGCAGGAAACACTGAGGGCGGCAGGTAAGTGCTTACCCACTTATCTCGCTGCCCTTTTTGTTTGCCCCGCGACAAAACTTTAACTGATGGAGGTTTTAATCATGAGTAATGGAAACGAGCACCCAGATGGTTGGATAGCACAGTTACCAGATGACCTGAAAAGTAATGAGGCTTTGACCGGATTCGAGAAGATAGGCGATTTCGCAAATGCCTACTTGGAGCAAGGGAAAGCCAAGACTGAGCTTGATGGGAAATTGGCTAACTCTATTCAATTACTGAAGGATGACGCCACGGACGAGGAAAAGGCCGATTTTTTCAACAAGATCGGCCGGCCAGAAGCCCCAGATAAATATGAACTCAAAGATCCTGAATTACCTGAAGAGTATAAATATCCTGAATACGTTCAACAGAGTTTCCGACTTGCTGCACATAAAGAAGGTTTGACCAAACAGCAAGCTGAAAATTTATACGATTGGTTCTATCGGGATATAATTTCTCGTAACATTGTTGCTGAAAGTGAACGTAGAAAGGAAGTTTTTGATGAGTTCAAAAAAGAATGGGGCGCTGATTTTGAAAGAAATAAGCAAGTAGCCGATCGTCTGATAATGCAAATTGAGAAAGAAGGTGTTCCAGGTCTTTTTAAGTATTTGACAGAAGGCCAATGGGACCATGATCCATATTTGATCAAGGCTTTTCATATTATCGGTGAAAAAATCCTTGAGGACACGACCCCTCCGGGCACTCCTCCAGGTGGAAAAGGATTGAAGGCAACACCTGATGGCAAGAGCGCGGCTGAGGAAAAGGTCCTCGAGTATCCAAGCATGGAAAAATAGGAGGATGAAAGATGAGCTCGACTGTCGGAACAAAAACGGAGCAGGAATGGGAGGCTGAGTATGATGCCGGAACGTTAGCAAAGGCCGAGGAAATCAAGGCCGATGCTAAACGGCTGGCCAAAGCACAAAAAGCCGCAAAGAAACTGCAAGAGGAAAAGGCCAAGGAAGCGGCTGCCATGGCCAAAATCGCTAATTTGCGAAAGAACAGCTCGGAACGACTTCTCGATTACCCTTCCATGCGTAACAAATAGGAGGAAAAAAGATCATGACTACTTTAGATACGAGAGCCCAGCTCACCCTTATAGAGCTGGCAAAAAGAACGGCCGATCAGAACCTTCTCGATATCGTGGAGGTAATGACGGAAACGAATGAGATCCTTGACGATGCCCTTTGGCTGGAAGCCAATCAAAAAATGGGGCACCTCGGCACGGTACGAAATACCCTGCCGTCCGGTACCTGGAGAAGACTCAACAAGGGTATTGCGCGAAAGGCGTCCAGCACGCGGCAGATCAAGGAAGGTATCGGGATGCTCGAGGCGTATTCCGTTGTCGATAAGAAACTGGTGGACCTGGCACCGAATCCGATTGTGTTCCGCTCGGGTGAGGATATGGCCTTTGTCGAGGGTCTTTCCCAGGATCTTGCGGATTGCATCTTTTACGGCGATCAGTCAACCACGCCGGAGAAGTTCGACGGATTTACCCCTCGATATAATGCCCTGTCGCTGGAGAATGTTCACGACACTGGAGGAACCGGGGATGATAATACGTCGCTCTGGATAGTCCAGTGGGGCAAGCATAAGGTGCATCTGATCTATCCCGGAGGATCGGCCAGCATGGGAGTCAAGGCCAGGGATCTCGGGGAATGCACGGTTCTGGATGATCAGGCCACACCGCAAGAATATCAGGCCTACCGGACCCACTTTGAGGTCAATGCCGGGATGTTCATCCATGACGACCGGTGCGTCCAGCGGGTCTGCAACATCGAGGTTACCGGCTCCACCAATATCATCGACGATAATTTGATTATCGCGGCCAAGAATAACCTCCCGTATAAGGGCGTCGGTGCGGTTATCTACTGCAACAAGACGATCCTTACACAACTGGAGATCCTGGCCAAGGACAAGTCAAATGTCAACTGGCAGCCGGGAGAGGCCTTCGGCCGGGCAATTACTCAGTTCCAGGGCATTCCGGTCCGCCGGGTGGATGCGCTGCTCAATAACGAAACCACAGTAGCATAAAAAACCGGGGCTCCCAAAGGAGCCCCTCAATAGAGGAGATTTTATCATGAC